ACCGACTAGAAAGAGAGGACTAAAATGAGTGTACATGATCATCTAGCTGCCGACGATTTTATTCTTATAATTAGGCCGGTAACTGCTTTCGACGAAGAAGAAGACGACCTCGAATCGGGGGAAAGAAAAAAGATATGGACAGGAGAAGTTCAGTTAGCTATTATTGCTGACGCGCAAAACAGTTCTTTAACTGAAGAGGAATTTAATAACATGGTAGCCCTGTGTAACTGTACTGCTGCGTCGATTCCAGCGATGGAAGAGACTCCCTTTATTCGAGAAATTATTCAAGCCTATGCACACAATAGAATGATTTCTCCGGTACAGGAACGCCTTCAAAAATACGCAGATAATGTCTTACATTTTGATACAGATACTAAAGGAACAGCCTAATGGAAAATAACTTATTAGAAACATTCAAGAAGGAATGGACGGAGGGAATCTCAGTAGCGCAAGCTAAACTTAACGATCCTGCTACTCAATACGGTAGCCCGAATAATATTTTGCGTAATCGCGTCACCGGTACCCCCGACCAATACGTTCTTCCTACTATGGAAGATGCTGTAAATCATCCTAAGCATTATAATAAACATGGAATTGAGTGCATCCAAGCGATTCGAGCAGCCCTTACCGCCGAAGAATTTAAAGGGTACTGTAAAGGAAATGTTATTAAGTACACATGGAGAGAGCAATATAAAAATGGATTAGAAGACTTAAAAAAGGCAGCGTGGTATCTTAACAGATTGGTTCATGACCTTGACAAGAACAAAAACACGAGCTAAGATAGCGGTAACTCTAGAGCTTGATCCCGATGGCTTCTGTATGCCAACTGACGGCGATCCTACAGAAGACCTAACAGATATGTTTACAGAGTTACTTAACTATATTGACGGTGCTATCGTAAAAAGTTTAAAAATTAAATGTAGTGGAGGAGTAATAGATGACTAAAAAAATGAGTGACTATCAAAATATTATAGCACTATCTCGTTACGCTAGATGGATAGATGATAAAGGACGATTTTAAAAGATAAGCATAGTGTCACCCTTAGTCCCGAAATCTATGCAGAGTTGTATACAGCTATTGTCACCTTAAATGTTATGCCCAGTATGCGGGCTATGATGACCGCTGGCCCTGCTTTAGAGCGCAACCATATCGCTGCGTACAACTGTGCGTACTTGCCAGTTGACAGCCCGAGAGCCTTTGATGAGTGCCTGTATATCCTTATGCACGGCACAGGTGTAGGCTTTAGTGTTGAGCGCCAGTACACAAACGCATTGCCAAAAATTCCAGAGGTATTTGAGGACAGCGAAACTACAATCATTGTACAGGACAGTAAAGAAGGCTGGCATAGAGGCTATAAAGAATTAATTAATTTACTGTATGCTGGTAGGGTGCCTAAATGGGACATGTCACGAGTGCGCCCTGCCGGTGCTAAATTAAAGACCTTTGGTGGTAGGGCAAGTGGACCTGCTCCATTACATGATCTATTTCTCTTTACTGCAGATACCTTTCGCAAGGCTGCAGGACGCAAGTTCTCCAGCATTGAATGCCATGATTTAATCTGTAAGGTGGCTGACGTTGTAGTAGTCGGTGGTGTTCGCAGATCAGCATTGATTAGCTTATCCAATCTATCTGACGACAGGATGCGCCACGCAAAATCTGGTTCATGGTGGGAGACAGACCCGCAACGTGCCCTATCAAACAACAGTGTTTGTTACACAGAGAAGCCTGACATTGGTACCTTCATGCGAGAATGGGTGGCTCTATACGACAGTAAATCAGGAGAGCGTGGTATCTTTAATAGACAAGCCGCTCAAGCGCAAGCAGCTAAATACGAACGTCGAGAGGCGGACATTCAGTACGGAACCAATCCCTGTAGTGAGATCATCCTACGGCCAAAGCAATTTTGTAATTTGTCTGAAGTTGTGGTGAAAGAGACAGACACTATTGAAACTCTAGAAACTAAGATAGAACTAGCTACAATTCTTGGTACTATTCAGTCGTGTTTCACTGCTTTGAAAGGACTAAGCAGCCAATGGACTAAAAATACCGAAGAAGAACGCTTACTTGGAGTTTCTTTAACTGGAATCATGGACAATAAATTAATGTCCAATAAAACAGACGATGATTTAGGATTTATTTTAAATGTTCTTAGAGAGCGTGCGGTACAGGTTAATATTCTCAACAGCTATCACGTGCGTTAAACCTTCCGGCACTGTTAGCCAATTGGTCAATGCAGCTAGCGGTATCCACCCAAGACATAATAAATTCTACATCCGTACTATTCGTGCGGACAAGAAAGACCCACTTACTCAGTTTTTAATGGATCAGGGATTTCCTCATGAAGATTCTACAGAAAAACCTGACAGTACAGTTGTGTTTTCCTTTCCAATGAAAGCTCCACTTCATGCAATTACCAGACAGGACATAACTGCCGTAGAACATTTAAAGTTGTGGAAACTCTATGCAGATTATTGGTGTGAACACAAGCCATCTATAACTGTTAGTGTTCAAGAACCTGAGTGGTTACAGATTGCTAATTTTGTGTACGATAATTTTAATTCAATGTCGGGGGTAAGTTTTTTGCCAATGACAAAACACACATACAAACAAGCGCCCTATCAAGACATTACAGAAGAACAGTGGCAGACCGCACAGGACACGATGCCAACCACCGTTGCGTGGGAGGCATTTGCGACCTATGAAAAAGAAGACACTACTACAGGATCACAAGAATTTGCTTGCACGGCCAGCGGCTGTGAAGTAGTAGATTTTCCGTCATCTATGGTAGCAACGACTGAATAATGAGGAGGGACACCATGATAAAGGATCGTCAACCGCCATTGCGGATTCAGATGGAAAAAGGCTATCGGGCTTTTCACACCGGAAGAATTACTAATCCGTATAAACTAGCTACCGCTTTTTATAAAGAATGGGAACGCGGATTTAATAAAGCATACTTTAAAAACTTGGGTAGGTTACATGGTAAGTAAACTAGAAAAAGAAGCTGCAGCTTTTACCAAAAAAAAGGGAGGCACGAAGCCTCCCAAAAGGAAAAAGATATCTTTACATAATCGTTCTTTAAAAGTAGGGTATCGAGATATCCTTATTAAAGTAGTTGCCCCTAGTATTGTAAAAGATAATGCAAATGAATACGGACAATACTTTCCTCATAGACACAGTATTGAAATACAAACGGCGCAGAAACCGCTTGATGAAGTAAATACAATTATACATGAACTATTGCATGTAGTAGTCACCGACATTGGGGAAACCCAAAAGGGTGGCCTGTTAGCGGAGGAGGAAACAGAAGAAAAGTTTGTTTATAATGTAGCCAATTATCTTAGTCAAATCTTTAGAGACAATAAGTGGTTGCTTCCTTACATGCAAAGTAAATTCAATGGGTAAAGGAACGATACAGTATGCCTGTTTTTTTGATTGACCATATGGGAACAGATTTAACTGTCGTTAATTCCGCAAGAGTATCGTTTGCCAAGTCAAGCGATTGGATCAGTAAAAATAAACTAAAAAGTGGTGACATATCCCTTATTCAGTATCTGGCAAAGCACGGGCACTGGACACCCTTCTCGCATTGCACTGTCACATTTAGAATAAAAGCTCCTATTTTCGTAGCAAGACAACTGTTTAAACACAAAGTTGGATTGACCGAAAACGAAATCAGTCGCCGCTATGTAGAAACAGTGCCAGAATTTTATGTGCCCAAAGCATGGCGAGGTAGACCAGACAATAAAAAGC